AAAGATGTTGATGTTGTATTACATTTAGCAGCTTACGCAAACCCAAGACATGGATTAGCAAATCCATACGTTTATATCGATACAAACATTACAGGCACCAATAAATTAATTGATGCATGTGAAAAGCTTGGCATACAAGATGTTGTATATGCTTCAAGTTCATGCGTTATGCATGGACAAGATCTACCATGGAATGAACATGATAGACCAGGTCACCAAAATAATCCATATGGTTGGTCTAAACGTGCTAACGAATGTCAGTTTATACATTCAAATATTAAGAATACATCAGGCTTAAGATTCTTTACAGTGTATGGCCCTTATGGACGACCAGATATGGCATTATTCCTATTTACTAAAGGCATTGTTGAACAAACACCAATTATTGCATTTAATAATGGTAATATGATTCGTGACTTTACTTATGTAGATGATATATGCCAAGGTGTTGAAACTTCTATTAATAATGTAGTAAATAATGGCGGACATGAAATATACAATATTGGTCGCGGCGAACAGGTTCAGTTAATGGACTTTATTCAACATATTGAAAAGAATGTAGGTAAAAAAGCTATTATTGATTATCGTCCAGCTCATCCAGCAGATGTTCCTGCAACATGGTCAGATACAACTAAGCTTAAAAAACTTGGGTATAATCCTCAAACAAGTATTGAGGAAGGTGTGGAAAAATTTGTTAAATGGTATATGGAGTATTATAATGACTAAATTAAAAATTGGTATCATTGGTCACGGTTTTGTAGGTAAAGCTGTTGACTTTGGTTTTACAAATAACAAAGTTGAAAAATATATTGTTGATCCTAATCATAATACAACAGTTGATTCTATGTATGATGCAATGAGTCCTGACGTTGTATTTGTTGCAGTGCCAACACCAATGGGTGAAGACGGTCAAATTGATTCTTCTATTATTGAAAATGTATTTAAAGATCTAGCAAGGTTTAAACTTAAACATAAACCAATTGCGGTTGTTAAATCAACAATTACGCCAGCAATTGTTAAAAAACTTGAAAAGATTTATAATAGAATTATATTTAATCCTGAGTTTTTAACTGAACGTAACGCTAATCAAGACTTTATTGAAGCTCCTATGTTAGTGATTGGTGGTGAAGATCAGCATGACTTAATGTATATTAAAGACATATACGAAAAGTATTCTAATTGCAGACCTTGCCCAACATACCTTGTAGATTTAGAAACTGCAGCAATGGTTAAATATACATTAAATAGTTTCCTTGCAACTAAAGTATTATTCTTTAATAAACTAAAAGATATTTACATAAAGTCAGGCGCCGAAACATCATGGGATTTATTTACAAGTATTATAGCTTCAGATCCACGTATCGGTGAATCTCATATGCAAGTACCTGGTCCGGATGGTCGATTAGGATATGGTGGTGCGTGTTTCCCTAAAGATACAACCGCACTATTGAAATATTCTAAAGATATTGGTGCAAACTTTGAATTATTACAAAAAGTAATACAAGATAATCAAGAAATACGGTCTAGTTATAAAGACTTAGATGCGCGTGAGAAAGAACAAAACGTAAAATTTAATGTACTTTAATTGAAAACTAATATATAATATATATAAATATGAAAAATACTGTGAAAGTTGGCTTTACCTGTTCTACATTTGATCTGCTCCATTCAGGGCATATAGCTATGTTAAGAGAAGCCAAAGAGCAGTGTGATTATCTAATAGCAGGTCTTCAAATAGACCCGTCATTAGATCGTAAGGAAAAGAATTCTCCTGCACAAACTATCGTTGAACGCTATGTACAACTATCAGCAGTCAAATATGTTGATGAAATAATAGTTTACTTGACGGAGAGGGATCTAGAAGATATATTGGAGATGTTTCATATTGATGTTCGTATACTGGGTGATGAATATCGTGACAAAGATTTTACGGGCAAAGATATATGTAAAAAACGTGGTATCCAATTACACTTTAATAAGAGAGATCATCGGTTCTCAACCAGCTCTCTTAGACAATTGGTCGCAGAAAAACAATACAAATAAAAAGAAGGTGGAGTCGGTATGGAAGATGTAGTTCATGGCATCAGGGTTGACTATTCTCGTGATTCTCTATTTGATGCTCTTGGTCTTACAAGACTAAAAGAATCATATATGATGGATAGCGAGGAAAGTCCTCAACAAAGATTTGCTTATGTTTCAAATATGTTTGGGTCAAATCCAGAACACGCACAACGGTTATATGAATATTCAAGTAAGCATTGGTTAAGTTATTCAACACCAATCTTATCTTTCGGTAGATCTAAACGAGGTTTACCAATATCATGTTTTTTAAATTTTATAGACGATACCGCCGAAGGTCTCGTGGAGAACTTAAGTGAAACTAATTGGTTATCTATGCTTGGCGGTGGTGTTGGCATCGGTTTTGGTATACGCTCTGCCGATGATAAGTCTACTGGTGTTATGCCTCATCTCAAAATGTATGATGCTTCTTCATTGGCTTATCGCCAAGGTAGGACTCGTAGGGGTTCTTACGCTGCTTATTTGGATATATCTCATCCGGACATATTAATGTTCTTAGAAATGAGAAGACCAACAGGCGACCAAAATATGCGTTGCTTAAACCTACATCACGGAATTAATATACCCGATTCATTCATGGAAATCATAGAGAACTGTATGAAAGATTCAGACTTTGATGATTCATGGGAATTAAAAGATCCTCATTCAGGAGAAGTTGCTGAAGTGGTATCAGCAAAAGAATTATGGCAACGTATCTTAGAGATGCGTATGCAAACAGGCGAACCATATTTACATTTTATTGACGAGTCAAACAGACGCATGCCGCAGTGGTTGAAAGACAAGGGCCTAAAAATCCACCAATCAAACCTATGTTCTGAAATCATTCTGCCGACTAATGAAAAAAGAACAGCGGTATGCTGTCTGTCTTCTATTAACTTGGAGTATTACGATGAATGGAAAAATAACACAATGTTTCTCAAAGATGTCGCAGAAATGCTTGACAATGTGCTACAATATTTTATTGACAATGCTCCTGATACCATTTCTCGCGCTATATACTCTGCTTCTATGGAGCGGAGCATTGGTGTTGGTGCTCTTGGCTGGCATGCTCTCCTTCAGCGAAAAAATATCCCTTGGGAATCCGCAATGGCTACAGGTCTTAACAAAGAAATATTCACAACTATCAGGCGCCGCTTGGATTCAGCGAATAAACACTTGGCTGAGGAACGTGGTCCATGCCCTGACGGGAAGACCGCCGGAGTAAGATTCTCTCATGTAATGTCTATTGCTCCGAATGCATCTAGTTCTATTATTATGGGTAACACTTCACCAAGTATTGAACCATTTAGAGCTAATGCTTACAGACAAGATACATTATCTGGTTCTCATATGCATAAGAATCAATATTTAGATAAAATTATTCGTGAAAAAGCAAAAGATCCAGATAAGTATGATGAAATTTGGTCATCTATTATCGCTAATGACGGTAGTGTCCAACATCTCTCTGAACTTGATGATTGGGAAAAAGATGTATTTAAAACTGCGATGGAGATTGATCAACGATGGGTTGTACAGCATGCTGCAGACCGCCAAGAGTTTATTGATCAAGCTCAAAGTTTAAATGTATTCTTTAGACCTGATACTGACATTCGTTATATTCATGCTGTGCACTTTATGGCATGGAAACAAAAACTTAAAACTATGTACTATTGTCGTTCTGACAAAATTGCTAAGGCCGATAAAGTTGCTAAACGTATTGAACGTGAAGTAATTAAAGAAATTGACTTTAAGCAAATGACAGAAGGTGATACTTGTTTGGCATGTGAAGGATAATATGAAAAGACGACTATTGAAAGAACTCTTTCTAAAGTTTATTGAAAGAAGGAGAGCCAAAAGAACTGGCAGTTATATTATAGTGAACGGTAAAAAAGTATATATAAAAGATATTTACGAAGCAGAAGGTTATATTAACATCGAGACAGAGGACAAATAAATGGCGGATAAGAAGTTAACACTAACAGATGATAGAACATATTACAAACCTTTTAACTATCCATGGGCATTTGATGCATGGTTAAAACATGAACAATCACATTGGTTACATACAGAAGTACCAATGGCAGAAGATGTAAAAGATTGGAAAAAGAAATTAACAGCAGAAGAAAAACATTTCCTTACAAACATTTTTAGATTCTTTACTCAAGGAGATATTGATGTTGCTGGTGGTTATGTTAAAAACTATTTACCATATTTCCCTCAACCAGAAATTAGAATGATGTTAACAGGCTTTGCTGCACGTGAGGCATTACATATTGCAGCATACTCTCACTTAATTGAAACGCTTGGTATGCCAGAATCTACATATAATGAATTCCTAGAATATGAAGAAATGAAGGACAAACACGATTATGTTATCACGATCAGTTCAAAAAATGGTGACAAAGCGTCGACTGCAGCACATATCGCTGTATTCTCAGCTTTCACCGAAGGCATGCAGCTTTTTAGTAGTTTTATTATGCTTCTTAATTTTCCTCGCCATGGTATGATGAAAGGCATGGGCCAAATTGTTACATGGTCGATTGTTGATGAAACAATGCATGCTGAATCAATGATTAAGTTATTTAGAACTTATATTGAAGAAAATAAAGAAATTTGGAATGATGAACTTAAAGAAAAGATCTATTCTATTGCTGAAAAAATGGTAGAACTAGAAGATAAATTTATTGATCTTGCATTCTCTAAAGGAGATATGAGAGATTTAAACTCAATTGATGTTAAGAAATACATTCGTTATATCGCAGACAGACGTCTTATCTCTCTTGGTATGAAAGGTATCTTTAAAGTTAAAAAGAATCCTTTACCATGGGTAGAAGAAATGATTAATGCTCCTGTGCATGGTAACTTCTTTGAAAATAGAGTTACTGATTATGCTAAAGGTGCATTAAAAGGTTCATGGGAAGATGTTTGGGGTACAGCTCACGCTGCTTAATAAATAATATACAAGGAAATATATGGCAGTCAGACATTTTGTTTGTGAGCACTGTGAATCGCATGGTAAAATCATGGTAAAAACAAATGACGTTACGTCAGAAGATATTGTTTATTGCCCTGTATGCGGTGGGGATATCTTCGAGGATGATGAAGATTATGAGGAATAAACATGTTTATTAGTGAAGGTATAATATTTGGTTTAATTGATAACGGCGTATTAATTATTGGTGCTCTTTTTGGTTTAAGTATTGAAAAGTATTTACCAAAATATTTTCATAAAGGCGTTGGCACAGTTATTGGTGCTGGAATTGGTAATGCTGTCAGTGATTGGCTTGGCGGCATTGCTATCTCTATGTCATTTGCATGGGGTGCAATGATTGGCTGTTTACTTGCTTTAATATTAATACCAGGATTTGTAGAGATTAAAAACCGCTGGTATAAATAATGTGGTTATACAATGATCAGCCCTTTGAGGAAACGCCAGAAGAGTATCAAGGATTTGTTTATCAAATTACTGAACTGGATACTGGTAAGAAATACATAGGTAAGAAATTCTTTTGGAAACCAAAGATCTTACCTGTAAACAAAACTCGTAAAAGAAGGGTACGGACTCGTGCAGAGTCTGATTGGAGAACTTATTATGGATCAAGCAAAGAAG